CCTCTCTAGGTGATATGAACTTTTACACTAATATTTACATCCGTGGCAACGAAGTACTATTGAGGGGATACGAAGCTGGAGAAAAGATCCAATTAGCTATCCCCTACAAACCATATCTATTTGTAACCTCACACGATTCTGATACGAAATACAAGACATTGAAGGGTACCCCCGTCAAGAAGTTGAATTTTGATTCAATAAGTGAAGCTCGTGAGTTTACAAGAACATACAAAGAAGTTGACAACTTTGTATACTATGGTTCAACGAATTACGCATACACGTTTATCAATGATCGATACAAAGGAGAAATTAAATATGACCCTTCGAAAATCTCAGTTGTCACAATCGATATCGAGGTCTCGTCGGAAGGAGGCTTTCCTAACATCGAACAAGCTGATAAACCCGTCACAGCAATTACTTTATCAAAAAACGGACACATGGTCGTACTCGGCCTCTTCGAATACGAGCCCGATAAGCCAAATGTAACATACATCCACTGTAACAACGAAAAAGATTTGTTAGAGCGGTTTATCCAAGTATGGAGATCAAAGCAATTCAATCCTGACATCATCACAGGATGGAACGTTGAGTTCTTTGATATGCCTTACATGGTCAATAGAGTTAGAAGAGTTCTTGGTGACTATAGTGTGAAAAAGCTTTCTCCTTGGGATTCAATGTCGACGAGAGAGTTTGAGTTGAACGGTAAAACGATCGTTCATGAGCAGCCAGTTGGTATTACAATTCTTGATTATCTTGGTCTTTACAGAAAGTTTTCATTCTCACAACAAGAGAGTTATAAACTTGACCACATCGCATTTATAGAACTTGGTGAGAGGAAGTTAGATTTTGTTGCTCTTGGATACGAAACACTTGATGAGTTCTATAAGAAAGATTTTCGCAATTATATCAATTACAACATACGAGACGTTGAGCTGGTAGATCGACTGGATGCCAAGTTAAAGTTATTAGAGCAGGTGTTTGCTCTTGCTTATGATGGCAAGGTAAACTTTATCGATACGTTGACTACAGTGAGGATGTGGGATATCATCATTCACAACCATTTACTAGAAAAGAATATAGTTGTTGAGAATCCCAAGGTAACAGTTAAACAACGACAAATCGAAGGAGCGTATGTAAAGGATCCTAAACCTGGAATGTATGATTGGGTAATTTCGTTTGACTTAAACAGTCTGTATCCGCACTTGATTATGCAATACAACATCAGTCCCGAAACTCTTGCTGGTCAGTGTATGAAGTTTGCTAACCATGAAAGATATGACGATGAAGGTAAGTTGGTTGATTATAGAGTAACCGATTCGATATCGATGTTTATTGACGATAACGCGTTAGACGATATATCAATCCGTAGTCAGCTCAACGAGCAAAATGTTACTATCACACCTACTGGATGTATGTTCGATCGCGATTATCAAGGATTTCTACCACGACTGATGCAAACGATGTATAACGATCGTTCAGAGTGGAAGAAGCGGATGTTAGACGCAAAGAAGAAGTATGAACTTAATCCAACAGAGGAGTTGCGGAACGAAATTGCAAGATGTCACAATATGCAGCTTGCAAAGAAGATCCAGCTAAACAGTGCTTATGGTGCTTTATCTAATGTTTATTTCCGTTGGTTTGACCCTCGTCTTGCTGAGTCAATTACTAAAGCAGGCCAACTTTCCATCAGATGGATGGAAAGAAAGATTAACGAATATCTTAACAAGCTATTCAAAACGACTGGAGAAGATTATGTTATCGCCTGTGATACTGACTCGATGTATATTAGACTCGGCCCTTTGGTCAACAATGTATTCACAGATCAAAGCGATGCAGAAAAAATTGTCACGTTCTTAGATAAGGTATGTGAAGAGAAACTAGAACCGTTCATCGACAAGTGCTATGATCAACTTGCATTATATGTCAATGCATTTGAGCAAAAGATGAAGATGAAACGAGAAGCGATAGCAAACAAAGGTATATGGACTGGAAAGAAACATTACATTCTCAATGTTTATAACTTAGAGGGTGTTCAGTACAAAGAACCTAAGTTAAAGATGCAAGGAATTGAAGCAGTACGTAGTTCAACACCTTCGGCTTGTAGAGAATATATTAAGGATGCTCTTAAGATCATTATGAGTAATACTGAAGATGATCTTGTCAAGTTTATAGACAATAAGAGAGTTGAGTTTAAAACTAAACCTTTTGAAGAGATTGCATTTCCACGAAGTGTTAAAGACATGAACAAGTACTATGATTCAAAAGCTGGTTATAGAAAAATATCTAAGTCAGGTGTTCCGATCCATGTACGTGCCGCTTTACTATACAACCATTTGTTGAGAAAAAAGAAACTAGATACAATCCTTAATCCAATCTATGAAGGTGATAAAGTTAAATTTGCATATATGTTAATACCAAATCCAATATTCGAAAATGTGATTGCTACTCCTGGTGCTCTACCAAAGCAACTCGGTCTCGATAGGTTTGTCGATTACGATACTCAGTTCGATAAAGGGTTTGTTGAGCCAATCAAGACAATTGTTCAAGTTATGGGTTGGAGAACAGAGAAAGCAAGTTCCACATTAGAAGACTTTTTTGGAGAGTAGGATGAAAGAAGAAGAATTTGATTTTGGATTTACGACAATAGAAGATCCTTCATACCATTTAGACAATGCTATTTCAGAGGTGGAGGTATATAAAAATAGATTACAATTAATGTATGATACCATCATTCCTCTTATTACTAATCTAGAAAAGAATCCACAGCAGGAAATGATTAAATGGCCAAACAGGGATAAAAAACTAAAAGAATTTAAAACAAAATTAAAAAATATTTTGGAAGGGAAAAAATGATATATTTTAAGTCAGAAGGTCTTCATCCTACTTACAGCAAGGATTATACAGAACCAAAAGGTGCTGCTCATGATAATAATGGTAGTACATATTTTGTAGAGGCAATCGAGAAAACTTTCAAGGGTGCTAGAATCAACTTTTTAGATCTTGGATGTGCTGGAGGTGCATTGGTCAAAGATATGCACGATGCGAGACATAATGCTTTTGGAATAGAAGGTAGTCCCAATCAAAAAGAAAATAGTAAGCACAATTGGCCTTTGATTCCTAATAATTTGTTTGTAGCTGACATCACAGAAAAATTTAGGTTCTACACATACGATGAAGATGGCCAAAGTAATAAAGTGCTGTTTGATGTTATTTCTGCTTGGGATGTTCTTGAACATATCCCTGAAGAAAGATTACCGGGTCTGATTGCTAATCTAGTAAAAAATTTAAAACCAGATGGGTTTTTTATTTGTGGAATTGCTGATTTTGAAGATGAAGGATACCACGTTACATTACATGATAAGGAATGGTGGATTAAATTTTTCGAACAGCATAAAATGAAGCTTGAACAGGACGAACCTCAAGAAATTGCTAGGAAGTCTAGTTTTCATCTTAAATTTAAACTCATGGAGTAATAAGTGAAAAGTCAAATTGCTGATTTAGTTGATCAAATTAATGGGCAAGGTTTTGTTCTTCGATCTGAATTTATTGAATATGTTACTAAAGAACGCAATCAGAAAATGGATCAAGGTTTGTTCCATGCCAGAATCAAGGCATTCAATGATGATCCTGCAAAGTTTGGTTTTCCTTATAGGGTCAATATTAGAAAAACCAAATTTAATAAAGATCAAATCCTATCTTTTACGGTAAAAACATATGTCTGATTTTTTTAAATCTCTAGTAAAAGAACTAAAAGATCCCAATACCTCTTTGTTGGAGGATGGTGAATCTTCTGCTGAATATAGTGGTTGTATAGATACGGGATCTTTTATACTGAATGCTGTATTGTCTGGTAGCCTTTATGGTGGAGTACCTAACAATAAGATCACAGCATTTGCTGGAGAGTCTGCTACTGGTAAAACGTTTTTTGTTCTAGGGGTGGTTAAACAATTTCTAGAAGATAATCCTACTGGTGGTGTGATTTATTATGACACTGAAGCAGCTGTGACAAAAGATATGATGTCCAAGCGTGGTGTCGATACAAAGCGTGTTGTTATTGCAGAGCCTGATACGATTGAAAAGTTTCGTACACATGCAATTAAAGTATTAGAATCTTATGAGAAACAATCTAAGGAGTCGCGTCCACCTATGATGATGGTTCTTGACTCTTTGGGTTTGCTGTCCACCAATAAAGAGGTGGGTGATGTTGCTGAAGGCAAAGATGTTCGCGATATGACTAAGTCACAAGTGATCAAAGGTGCTTTCAGAGTATTGACGTTGAAATTAGCTCAGGTAGGTGTACCTTTGCTTGTCACTAACCATGTTTATGAACTCGTAGGATCTTATGTACCAACAAAAGAAATGGGCGGAGGCTCTGGACTCAAGTATGCTGCCAGCACTATTGCATACCTTAGCAAGAAAAAGGAAAAGGACGGTGATGGAGATGTCATCGGAAACATTATCAAAGTCAAGATGCATAAGTCTAGATTCACCAAAGAGCACAGCCAAGTTGAAGTGCTACTTACTTACGACAAGGGACTAGATCGTTATTACGGTTTGCTAGATCTTGCAGAGAAATATAACATCTTTAAGAAGGTGTCCACTCGTTATGAATTACCCGATGGTAAGACAGCTTTTGGTAAACAGATAAATTCAGATCCAGAAAAGTACTATACTCCAGAAGTGATGGAGCAGTTAGAAGTTGCTGCTGGTAAAGAATTTAAATATGGAATGAGTAATGATTGAAAAAAGTATTATCTCTAACTTGATTCTTGATGATGAGTATTTCCGTAAAACGATTCCGTTTATCAAAGACGAATACTTTCACGATCATACTCATAAGACATTGTTTAAATTAATTGATCAATATGTTAAAAAGTATTCCACACAACCATCGATTGAAGCACTAATTGTTGATTTGGAAGAAATCAATGGGATATCAGGAGATGAAGTAAAAAATATCAAGGAATTCATTGCTGACCTAGATACTTCTCCAATTAAAGATAAGCAGTGGTTGTTAGACCACACTGAACAGTTTTGCCAGGATAAAGCTGTCTATAATGCTATCATGAGTAGCATTCAAATACTGGATGGTAAAGGTAATAATGGAAAGGGTAGCATACCACAATTGCTATCTGATGCACTAGCTGTGTCTTTTGATTCTCATGTTGGCCATGACTTTTTAGAGGACTATCAGGAGAGATATGATTTCTATCATAGAAAAGAAGAAAAAGTTGCTTTTGATCTTGACTACTTCAACAAGATTACAAAAGGTGGTCTCGCTCGTAAAACCCTTAACATTGCTCTTGCTGGTACTGGGGTTGGTAAGTCTCTCTTTATGTGCCATTGTGCTGCATCTAACCTCACTAAAGGACTCAATGTTCTATACATTACGCTAGAGATGGCTGAAGAGAAGATAGCAGAACGTATCGATGCCAATCTTCTCAATGTCACAGTCGATGAGCTTTCCATGTTACCTTATGATGCTTATCAGAAAAAGATTGAACGTGTCAAAGGTAAGACAACTGGTAAGTTAGTGATTAAAGAGTACCCGACATCATCAGCCGGTTCTGCAAACTTTAGGCATTTGTTAAATGAATTAAAGATCAAGAAACAATTTGTTCCTCAGATCATTTATATCGACTATCTAAATATTTGTGTATCTTCGAGGTTCAAGCACGGATCTAATATTAATTCTTATACTTATGTTAAAGCGATTGCGGAGGAGTTACGGGGTTTGGCGGGAGAGTTCAATGTGCCGATTGTCTCTGCGACTCAGACTACTCGTTCTGGATATACAAATACAGATCTTGGACTCGAAGATACGTCGGAGTCGTTCGGGTTGCCAGCAACAGCAGACATCATGTTTGCCCTCATCAGTTCAGAAGAGCTCCAAGACTTGAATCAGATGATGGTCAAGCAGTTGAAGAATCGTTACAGTGATCCATCGACGAATAGAAAATTTGTCATCGGTGTAGACCGATCAAGGATGAGATTGTATGACGTCGAACAACACGCGCAAAACGATATCATTGACGACACACCGTCATTCGACAGTACCCCAACCGGCAAATTTAGTAAGGGTACCTTCAAAGACTTCCATTGATGTATCGACCCTGTACGATAAGAAAATTACTAAACACCATCAACAACTATTTGACCATGCAATAAATTTTTACAGTGACTATTTGTTCTCTAATCAACTTAAAAAACATTTGTTGATTTGTGTTGAGTTTAATTCTACTATGAAGGACTATGGATTCTGTGAGGTTCTCGATTACAACAATTACAAAGCACGAATGTTTTTGATTGTGTTAAAGAAGAAAAAAAGTGAACAGTCAATGTTAAAGACCTTAGCACATGAAATGGTTCACGTCAAACAGTATGCATATGGAGAGCTATCAGAGAAAAATTATTTGTGGGAAGGAAAGGACTATTCTAATAAGGGTTACTTCCAATTTCCTTGGGAGCAACAAGCAATGATGTTAGAACATTTTTTATACCGACTTTATAAAGAACAATATGGACATAATTAACTTAATAGTAAACGTCATTGGTTGGACTGTTCTTTTTCATTTTTTGTATATTGTAGTTAGAGTTTGGTTAGCAAGAAAAGAAGACGACAATCCTTATCATCCCGAGTTTTATGAAAAACCTCCTAGAGAAATTGAAGTTGATATTACAAAAGAAGGAGATCAATTTTACTTTTGGAATATTGAAGGGGGTACCTTTATTGTTCAGGGTAAAGACATCGAAGAGATTTTTGACAAATGTAGTAAGATGTATCCAAATACAAAATTCTACATTCCTAAACAAAAGGCTATTGATGTTGGCCTAAGTATGAATGCTTAACTATTTGTAAAATGCCCCTTTAGCTCATGCTTGGTTAGAGCAGCGGACTCCAAAAAACTTGTTTTTATAAATAACAAAAACAAGGAGAGTTTATGCCTAATCAATGGACTAAAGCAAAGGAAACAGGAATTCCTTATATTTTAAAAGATGAAACAAGAAAAAAGTTTAGTGACAACACAAAAAAGAAAAACAATGAACGTTGGTCCAAAGAAGAAAATAAGAAAAAACAATCAGAATCAATGAAAAAAGCTGTAGAAAAATATCCGGAATCTTACACTTCTTCTAATAGAGGACGTACGAAACAAATTATTTTTGACGGGGTAAAATTTCAAGGTCGCTGGGAATTAGAGTTTTATCAATATTGTAAGAATAACAATATTATAATTGAAAGGTCTAATGAGTATTTTGAATACGAATGGAACGGAACAAGAAAATATTTTCCTGATTTTTATCTACCTGAAACAGAAACATATGTTGAGGTGAAAGGTTATGAAACTGATAGAGATAGGGCTAAATGGAATCAATTTCCTAAAAAATTATTAGTAATTAAGAAAAAAGAAATTTCAGACATACGAAAAAATTGTTTTGTGCGGCCATAGCTCAGAGGTCAGCAGCGCCCGGCTCATAACCGGTGGGTCCCTGGTTCAAATCCAGGTGGCCGCACAAAACAATTTTAACTAACGTGGTGCTGTGTTCGACTCACAGAGGGGGCACCAAATTTAGGAATCATGGAAAAGAAACTAGCATCATTCCACCCAGCATTAATAAACGATTGGGTAATTAAACCCAGCACCCTTGATGGTGTTATTTGTGTTGTAATGACTAACATACATAGTTTTCAGACTTTAGTCAATTATTTTGATAATGAAAATGATGCTCAAAAATTCATAGAATATTGGACAGAAAATTATAGCACATAAATATCCGATTGGAGGAATTTATGGCAGTCAGCTCGGCAGCTCAACAAGCAGAAAAAAACACTTACAATAAACTCAGTAAATTATTAGGGAATCCAGAAGCTTTTGCTGAACCTGCTGGGTTCGAGACGGCATTTCCTGATTTTGGCCTTACTTTAATGATGAATAAAACTCCTTTAGATCTCCATATAGAATATAAGGCAGATGCTAAAGCTCAAATGGGTAGTATGCGTGATTGGATCTTTGATGGGAAGAAATTCACATCAAATGACACTAAAAATGAAGATAAAAAGGATATGCTCGAGATTATGAGCATGAACAAGACTTGTGTAGATAATGGAAAAAGATTACTTAAAGATCTTAAAGATTATTTTGACAAAAGAGTAACAAAATTATATTCTGGAGTATTAACGATACAACCAGATAAACAAATTAGACGTGCCAGGCTATTAGAATTTGTTCAAAATACTAAAAATTATCAATTAGCTAATATTGATGACACTTCAATGGGAGATCTGATTATTTCTCATTATAAAAACAAATTTAAAAAGTCCAGAAAAGGAAATAATCCTAGTGTTTTAATGATGATGATAGCTAACGAATTATGGGTGGTTGAAAAAACATCTAATGTGACAGATATGATGATGAAAAATCTATATCAAAGATTAAATGTAGATAAATTAAATGAAATGTCCTCTCTAAAAGCAAAACTTGAAGTAAGAATACAACCAAGAGGACTTAGTAGTCCTTCAAAACCTAATTCTATTGATGTAATGGCTAGTTTCAGACTATCTGGTAAACCTTCAGGTGGTACAACTGTAATATGATAATTAACGAAATAAAAACAACAAAACAAGAAAAAGCTCAAAAAGAGTTCACTGCTACCAAGAAAAAGGAGCACAGTGAACTCGAAGAAAAGCTAAAACATCTTGAGCACCCAGAAGATCATATGCTTAATGCTGGATATGCTGGGTTTCATCATGCTGTAAACACTCTACAACAAGCACATAATATTCTTTCCGGTAAACAAACAGACGCAAGAGTTTCTGAGAAGTATGATGGATCACCTTCTTTAGTATTTGGAAAACATCCAGAAACAGGAAGAGTGTTTGTTACTACAAAGTCCGCTTTCAACGTCAATCCTAAAGTAAATTATACAGAAGATGATATTGATAAAAATCATGGACATGCTCCAGGATTAGCTCAAAAGCTGAAAGATGCTTTGAAACACGTTCATAAGATTTTGCCAGCTGGCCCTGGTGTTTACCAGGGTGATATGTTATATTCCAAGGATGATTTAGAGAAAAAAGATGGTAAGTATCATTTTACTCCTAACACTATTACTTACTCTACACCTACTGATAGTGAAGAGGGTAAGAAAATTGCTAAGGCAAAAATTGGAATAGCTGTTCATACAAAGTATAATGGTAAACGATGGGATGATCTAAAAGCAGAATACAACCCTGATCTCAAAGAACTACAAGAACATCCTGATGTCCATGTTGTGAAACCTGATCTCAAGATGGATCCTAAGAAGTTCTCACCAGCGTTAAAGAAGCAATTCAATGATCACATGGCTGCTGCTGATGCATCATACAAAGAAGCTGATCATACACCGACTGATCACGTTGAAGCTCACCATAGTCCATTGAAGTCATATTTGAACCAAATGATTGTAGGAGGTAAAAAGCCTACTATACAAGGTTATAAGCAATGGGCTACAGAGAAACATCAAAAAGAGATTGATAAACTTAAGACTCCAGCAGTAAAGGCAGCAAGATCTGCTCGTCACGATTTGTCCATGAGAATTGTTGATGAAAATAAGAAACATTTTCAAGCACTGATTGACACTCATCAGCACATGCAAAAGGCTAAGGATGCATTGGTAAAAGGGTTCAATCAAAGTCAGAAATTTGAGACTCATGTTGATGGTCAACCAGTTAAGACAGAAGGAACTGTTATTTCTGTAAATAATAGGCCATCTAAATTAAATGACAGAGAAGAGTTCAACAAATTAAATGCTCTTAAGTCAAAAAATAGAAAGAAACCAGAGCCTTCTGACAACAACCATGTCACGTTTGCATTTGGTAGGATGAACCCACCAACATCAGGTCATGAAAAGTTAGTTGAAAAGATGAAGGATGTTGCTAAAGAAAAAGGTGGCAAAGTTCACTTAGTAGTCTCTCATTCCCACGATAGTAATAAAAATCCTTTGTCAACAGAAGATAAATTGAAGCATGTAAAAAGGTTTTTTCCAGATATTCATGTCGAATCCTCAAGCAAAGAAGAACCTTCATTCCTCCACCACTTGTCTAAATTATATAATCAAGGACACAAAAGTCTATCTATGATTGCAGGGTCTGACAGGGTTGAAGAATATAAAAAACTAATCGATAAATATAATGGTGTAAAAAGCTCTCATGGCTACTTTAATTTTGATAAACATGAAGTAGTTTCTTCAGGTGAGCGTGATCCCGATGCTGAAGGTACAGAGGGTATGTCGGCCTCCAAGATGAGGAAACATGCTAAAGAAGGAAATTTAAGTGAGTTTAAAAAAGGTATACCTAGCCACGTATCTGATAAACATGCTAAAGAAATGTATGATGATGTTAGAAAAGGATTGGGAATCAGGGAATCGCTTAGTTTTATAAAATTTTTTAGGCATAGGTAATGGCACAATTTAAAAAAGATACTCATCTGTATCTAAAGGAAAAGTTAACGAGATAAAAGAAATATAAATAATCTTGCAGTATAAAGGCCTCGGTAGACCTGCGGAGATTAAATGGACAAAAAGAATGAAATTAAGGGTGGCAAAAAGCCATCCAAGACAATGGGATTGTCTAAACAAAAAGATCAAATAGTTCTAAATCCCAAATTAGAACCAATTAACAACATCCATGAGAGGGTTGTTAATCTTATGCAGCGTCGAAAAAGAGCTTCGATGATGCGTAGAATGCATTCCAGACTTGAAAGAAAGAAGGAAATCACTTCTACAAGACTGCACAACCAAAGCCAATTAACACAAAAAGCACAAAACATTGCAAAAGGTATGTTAAGAGTACGTTTTGCAGGTGCGAGAGGTGCAGAATACCAACACCTTTCTCCTTCTGATAAAGTTCAAGTAGATAAAATTGTAGATAAAAAAGCTCTTTTAATCAAGTCTATGGCTCTAAAGTTGGTTCCTAGGCTTAGATCTGCTGATGTTAAAAGATTACAAACTAAAAGAACAGGTCAACCAGTCAAAGGTTTGCAAACATATATGAGTGCCAGACCAATGATGTCTGGAGACGAACTCCACTTAGATGATTTAGTTAAATTATTTGAACAAATTAGTGACAAAGCTCTAAAAGTTTTAGATGAAAAAGCTAAAAAACATGGAGTTCCTTCTAATGTATTGGAAGCGGTGTTTTTAAGAGGCCTCTATGAGAGCGATGAGCAAGGAGCTTTTGATAGAGTTAATGCTTTTTTGGCTTTAGGGAAAAATGCTTTAGAAGAAGA